CCGACGCCACCACCAAAGTCAACACGCTGGGCGAATCGTTCAGGAACGCCGGGCACAAAATGGCCGGCTGGTTCCTCGCCGCCGTGGGTTTCAACAAGCTGCGCCAGGGGTTCCAATCCATCATCGACACCGGCGCGCGCTTTGAAACCCTGGAGGTACGCGTCAACGCGCTGATGGGCTCGCTCGAAGGCGGCCAGCGCGCCATCGAGTGGATCAAGGATTTCGCCAAGAATACCCCGCTGCAAGTGGATGGCGTCACGGACGCCTTCGCCCGCCTGAAACAATTCGGCTTGGACCCGATGGACGGCACCCTACAGGCGCTGGTCGATCAAAACGCCAAGATGGGCGGCTCGCAGGAGTCGCTGGAACGCATCATCCTCGGCGTCGGCCAGGCCTGGACCAAACAGAAATTGCAGGGCCAGGAGATCATGCAGCTCATGGAGGCGGGCATCCCGGTGTGGGATCTGCTGTCCAGCGCCATGGGCAAAAACGTGATGGAGTTGCAACAGCTCTCTGAGAAAGGCCGCCTCGGCCGCACCGAGATCAAACTGCTCATTGATGAGATCGCCAAAAGCTCCAAGGGCGCCGCCGCCGCGCAAATGGCGACCTGGGCCGGGCTAGTCAGCAACGTGCAGGATGTGTGGACGGGATTCCTGGATCGCATCGCCAAGTCCGGCGCGCTGGATTTTTTCAAACGACAGCTGCAGGGCGTGCTCGATACCACCGAGCAGATGGCCAATGATGGCAGCCTGCAACGCTACGCGGAATCCATATCGAGCGCGCTGGTAAAAACAGCGGAAGTCATCAAGGCGACAGTATCCACGTTGTTTGCGCTGAAAGATGCGCTGGTGATCACCGCGCAGGCATTCGCCATCGTGAAGATCGGCGGATGGGCGGCGGATGGGCGGCGGTTCTCCTTGGCCCTGAAAGGCTCCGTGACAGCCATGGCCGCCACGGGTGCCGCGGCGACCGCCACCGCCGCCAAGGTGGGGGTGCTCAGCCGCGTCTTCGCTGCCCTGCCGCGCTTCATCCCGGTCACTATCGCGCTGGTCGCCATCGAGGGGGTAATTAAAGGCGCCGAATGGTTGGGCGAGGTGCTCGCTAAATTCGGCCCGGCCGGCCGCGCGGCGGAAGACGCGCTGAGCCGTGTGCGAGCAGAAGCCCAGCGCAATGAAAAAGAATTCGGCGACCTCGCATCACAGTACCAACGCTTTGCCGATGTGCAAATCAAGAGCAGCGCCGACCTCGCGCGCATGACCAAAGGCGAGCGCGATGCCTACCTGGAGGCCCTCAAAGGGGCTGAGCAATATCAGACCGGCGTGCTGGGCGTGGCGCGCGCGCAAGAGGAGCTCGGCCAGAATACGCTAGAGGCACAGAACGCCGCCACCGCGGCACTGCACGATCTGCATGTGGCGGTTACCGCCGTAGAGCAAGCGAGTAAATCGAGCGCCTCGGTGATTCAATCCGATCTCTCGCCGGCGGTGCAAAAATTGGTAGCGGAATTCAGAGCCGCCGCCGCCGGTGGCAAGAGTGCATCGGACGCCCTCAGTGGATTACTCAAACCAATCGACATCAACGCGGGCGGGTCGATTGCGCAGATTACCGATGCGCTCGATGAACTGATCGCCAAGGGTGACCTGACCGAGGCCGAGTTGAATACCGGTCTGCGCGATGTGATCCAGAAGCTGAGTGTCGACGATCTCACCAAGCTACGCCTCGCCGCGCGCGCGACATTTGATGAAATGGGCCAGGGCGGCGCCGCCGCGTCGGCCATCTTGAAAGAGACGGTGCAATCCGCGCTGAAGAGTTTCGGCGTCGACCTCGGCACCATTACCACGGGCATCAGCGCCACCGAACGCGAGGCCATCAAAACATTTGCAGTGATCGGCGAGGGATTCGATGGGCTGGGATTGAGCGCGAAACAAAACGCCGAGGTGTTAAAGCAGGCGCTCACCAAGGCGCTGGAAGATGTCAGCTCAAAAGCCGGGCTAAAAGAGTTGCGCGATACCCTCCGTGGGCTGGGATCGGATGGTGAATTGTCGGGCTCGCAAGTGAGCGCGGCGCTGGCACTGGTGGATGGGCATGCGCTCGGCCTCGCAGATAACCTGAAAAAGGTCGGTGACGAAGGCAAGTCGGCCGGTGATAAAACCGCCGATGCGATGGATAAAACCGCAGACGCCATCAGCAAAACAACAAACAAATTTGGGCTCCTCGCTGCGCGGCTCGCCACTATGGGACAGCAGGAAGTTCGGCAGCTGGGTGATGACTTAAAAGTAGCATTTGAAAAAGGTCTTGTTTCCGCTTCCGACTTCGAAAGAATGATGGAGGAGATACAACGAAGATTTAACGACTTGATAGCTATTGGCGCAGGCATGAGCGCCGCCTTGGCAAAACCAATCAACGCGGTGCGCGAGGAATTCGCGAAGTTCGGTGATGAGGCTGTCTCTGAATTCAACAGGTTGGTGGAGAGCGCGGCCACCGCGAATGTCACAGTCGAAAAATTCTGGGAGCGGCTGGCGCAGGGCACGGATGAGCTGCGTCGCAAATATCAAGAGCTCGACGAGCAGAACGAGCGCACAAGCAAAAACCAAAACGCCGCAGCGGAGCGGTTGATCGCCAGCCTCACTGAAACCAATAGCAGCACGGAAGAGGTGATCCGCCGCGCCAAGTCAGCCGCACAGTCTATGCGCGCCCTCGATAGCAGCACGCTGGATCGCCTTAACCGCAGCATCGAAGAAGCCGAGCGCAGGCTCGATGCGATACGCGATAAGGCCAAATCGGCTGTTGACTCGCTGCGTGATGAGTTGTCGCGCCTACAGGGCGATGAGACCGCCATTGAACAGCGCGACTTTGCAAATAGACTGAAAGAATTGGAAGCGCTACGAGCCGAGGCGCGAGCCGCGGGTGATAATGACGCTCTCCGCCAAGCACAGGAAGCCATCAAATTACTCAACGAGACGCACAAGATACGGATGGATAACATCCGTAAAGAGGCAGAAGAGCGCGCGCGCAGCGAAGCCGAGTCCAAGAAAACACAGCAGTCGAATAATGAGCCAAGCTCTAGTCAACGCACAAGCTCGACCGCCACTAGTAGCGGGCAACCCACCAGCAATCAAACCGCCCCGCGCGTCGGCGCCATATACCGCGTGCAATTCGAGACGCCGCGCGGCACGGCGACCGGTGACTTCGGCAGTCAGTCCGAGGTGGATATATTGCTCGAAGCGCTGGCGCGCGACAAAGCGAGGGCGAACTGATGGCGGTGCATACCCTCAGCGACGGCGTCACCTCGGTGCAGCTCCCCTCCACCTTGTATTGGGAGGATGAATTTTCGTGGTCGCCTATCGTGCAGGCCCTTGAATACTCGTTCACCGGCGCGCTGATCGTGCAGGAAGGCGCGCGGCTGGCAGGGCGTCCCATCACCCTCAGCTCGGACCCCAACCGCGCCTGGGTGCAGTACGCATTGATCGCGCAGATTTACACCCTGGCATCGGCGCTCGACAAACAAATGACCCTCACCCTGGCCGATAGCCGCGTTTTTGATGTGATGTTCCGCCACGCCGAGGGCGCTTTGAGCCATAACCAGGTGATGCCAGGCGAAGATTATTACTATCTCACCATCCGATTAATGCAGGTCTAAACCATGCCGATCACGACCAACGACATCAAATTAATGAAATCAGAACGCCTTACCGACGACGCCGACGGCGGCGGGCGGATGAGTGGAAATGAGGTTGTGGATGGAGTGAGCAACAATCTGTTCCCCGACATCGCCACGCTGGACCGCATCAACGGCCGAGTGTTTTTGCGCAAAGTATTCCCGGCCCTGCTCACTACCGATACCGAGTCGCTGCTCGGCGCGCATGCCATCATCGTGGCCGGGCCGACTGATCCGGCGGTGTCGGCGGTGATGTATACGACGGGGTCGCACACGGATGAGCGCGAAAGCGCGAAGACCACCTTGCAAGCAAATCGTTATAACGCGGCAATTACCAACACGTATACCGTTTCAGCCTGGGATTCCGGGACCAATCAAATTACTGTGACGAATGCGGCACCCATCGTTGGCAGCGTGTGCAGAGTGGGCCTAGGTGTCGATGCCGAATTCGTGGTGGTGACCAATGTCACCGGCACAGGCCCGTGGACCGTTACCACTACCGATTTCTCATTCGCAGCCAGCCCATCAGATGGATTTCAGATCGCGGTCACCAGCGCAGGGGTCTACGGTATCTCACCGCTCGCCGTCACCGTCAGTAGCGGCAGCGTGCTGACAGTCAATACCGTCAATGAGCGCGTATCCCCCAAATACGATGGGCTGGACCCGAACCTAGTCAAGCTCGATCCAACCGCTCTGCCCGACGGGCGCGCGCCGATCTTCGCGCCGGGTTATGTGGTGGTGCTGCACCACACCGACGAAGACACGATGCCCAATCCGCTCTCGGCCGGGCAGGTCGTAG